ATCTGACAGAGGTTTAATCGTGGCGTTTATCTCTAATGGCACAACAATATTTAATGCTGGTGCATTTAGTGCATCATTAGGTAGTTTAGTTTTAATAGCTGAACAAACTGCAAGTGGTGCAGATTCAATAAATTTTACTTCTGGTATTAATAGCACTTATCCTCTTTATAAATTTGAATTAATAAACTGCAGATGTTCTAATAATGGTAGGCAAATTGAGTTTAATCTGAGTACAGATGGTGGTTCAAATTATAATGTTAATAAAACAGCTACACTTTTTATAGCTCAACAAAATAAAAATGGTGATGGTGGAGATCTTAGCTTTTCTAGTGCTAAATCATCAAGTAATACTAGTGGTGTTTCAGCAATAAATTTTACTGATGGTTCTTCAGATGGAATGTCTGGAGAAATGTTTTTATTTAATCCATCATCAACAACATTTGTTAAACATTTTATAGCAAACTCAAATGGTGCTAATGACGACAATACTGTAAACAATATACTTACAGCTGGTTATGCAAATACCTCGTCAGCTATTAATGCAGTTACTTTTGACACATTTGATGGAACAATAGATGGAATATTTAAACTTTATGGAATAAAGGATAGTTAAATGGCAGTAATATCAAATGGAACGACTTTAATAAATGCTGGTGCTTTAGACAGTGGAGTTGCTACAGGAAAATTAACATTACTTTCAACTCAAACTGCTAGTAATAGTTCTTCAATTAGTTTTACAAGTGGTATTAATAGCACTTATGATGTTTATGTGTTTAAATTTATAGATATTCATGCAGGTACAGACCAAGCAAATTTTACTTTTAACGGTAGTTCAGATGGTGGTTCAAGTTATGGAGGAGACATGACAACAACTTTTTTTAGAGCAGTACATTCTGAAAGTGATAGCGATACCTCACTTAGCTATGAAACAGATAAAGATTTAGCGACAAGCTCATCTTTTCAAAGATTAACTCATGTTCAATCAAGTGATAATGATGGTAATGCTGCTGGTATACTTATACTTTATGGACCAAGTAACACATCAACTATAAAACATTTTATAAGTAGAACATCTTTAATGCAAGATGGTGGTCTAGCATTTGATGCTAATATAGCAGGATATTTTCATGGAACAAGTGTGGTAAATGCTGTTCAATTTAAAATGAGTTCAGGTAATTTTGATGGAATAATTAAAATGTATGGAGTTGCATAATGGGTTTAATTAGTAACGGATCAACAATATTTGATGCTGGAGCAATGGCATCTGGCTTTGGTGGAAGTCTATCATTTTTATCAAAACAAACTGCCAGCTCTTCCTCTAGTATTAGCTTTACGTCTGGAATTAATAGTACATTCAAAGAATATTTATTTATTTATAATAACATACATCCAGCTACAGGTAACACTCAATTAAGATTTCAAGCAAATGCTGATGGTGCTAGTGGTTTTAATGAAACAATTACCTCAACTGCTTTTTTGGCTTTTATGGGAGAAAATGGACACTCACCGACATTAGGTTATGAAGGTGGTAGAGATCAAGCTCAAGGAACAGGTTTTCAGCAAATTAGTGGAGATGTAGGCAATGATAATGACCAAGTTGGTTGTGGCTATTTACATTTATTCAATCCATCTAGCACCACATTTGTAAAACATTATATAGCTAGAGCATCATCTTGTCATCCATCTGATAGAGAAAATGATTTTCATTCAGTTGGATATTTTAACACCACGTCAGCTATTGATGAAATACAATTTAAAATGTCATCAGGAAATATAGATAGTGGAACTATTTGCCTTTACGGAATTGGATAAAATGATAATAAAAAATTAAGGAGATATTATGCCAAGATATAAATTAGTAGATGGGGTAACAATTCAGCTTACAGCTGAAGAAGAAACAGCTAGAGATAATGAAGAAGCAGCTTGGGCTAACGCAGCTCCTGCTAGAGCTTTATCTGAACTTAGAATTAAAAGAAATAGACTTTTAACAGAATCTGATTGGGAGATTGTGTCAGAACTTGAAAAAGGTAATGCTATTTCATCTGATATGAAAACATACAGACAAGCCCTTAGAGACTTACCTGATGGTAAAGATACTGTAGCTAAATGTGAAAATGCTACATGGCCAACTAAACCATAATGGCACGAAAATTTAAATCGTTTGAAGAAAGGCCAAAGCCTAAAAAACGACCACGAGTACATAAGAAATCAAAAAACAAAGATGAGAAGCGTAGCTTCAAGAAATATAATCGACAGGGGAGATAATGACAACACCTAAAACACCTGCAACACCTGTAAATACAGTTCTAGATAAAGGTGCAATAGCACCTGCACAAAAAGAACAGACAGGTAGTTCTAAAGCAGTATCACTGATTGATAGCTTATTAACAAAAGCTACTCTACCAGTAGGTACAACGATATCACCTACACTACAAAATGTAGGTGCAAATGAATTAATGGGTACTAAGGGCCTTACGGGTACAGCTCAAGCTGCTACACCAACTGCCCCTACAGCACCAACTATAGCTGCCCCTGGAACAACAGCTAGTGTGGGTGCTACTGCAGCTACTCCACAAACAGCTGCACAGATGACAGCTGCACAAGTAGCTGGAGCAACTCCACAGGCAACTGCTGCACAGGGAACTGTATCAGCTCCTATGACTGGTGCTACGGGAACTATTACATCTGATGCTACAGTAAAAGGACAATTAGGAACTCTACAAACAGAAGTAGAAACTGCTATAGCTTCAGGTAATCCTTTACCAGTATGGGCTAGAGGTGCTGCAAAAGCAACTGAAGCTGCAATGGCTAATAGAGGTATGAGTGCAAGTTCAATGGCTGCACAAGCATTAGCTGAAGGTATCATGCAATCAGCTATACCTATAGCTGCACAAGATGCTGCAACATATAAAGATATGATTTTTCAAAATCTATCTAATAACCAGCAAGCAGCAATAACAAATGCACAATCATATCTACAGATGGATATGTCTAACCTATCTAATAGACAGCAAACAAATTTATCTAATATAAATACTAGACAAGCATTTTTATTATCAGATCAAGCTGCAGCAAATGCTTCAGCACAATTTAATGCATCAAGTCAAAATCAAGTAAATCAATTTTACGATAAATTAACAACACAGATTTCAGAACAAAATGCTGCAAGAGTAGATGCTATGAATAAATTCTCTGAGGCAGAAAAAAATAAAGTTAATGCATTAAATGCACAAAATACTATTGGTGTTAATGAAGCAAATGCTAAAAGAGAAGCAGCTATAAATCAGTACAATGCTACATTACAAAACAATAGAGATCAGTTTAATGTAACTAATCAAAGAGAGATAGATCAATCAAATGTTGTTTGGAGAAGAGCAATTAATACAGCTAATACAGCTGCAGCAAATGCTGCTAACCAAACTAACGCACAGAATTTACTAAACATATCAAACTGGGCTTTGTCATCAGCTTGGCAACAGTGGAGAGATGAGGCATCTTGGGTTAATACAGCTTCACAGAATGAGAAAAATAGAAATCATAATCTAGCTATGGCAGCTCTTGAGAGATCCACAGCATTAGATTTACAAGATAAAAAATCGAAAGATTCTTTATATGAATTAATTGGTAGGTTTGGTTTTAATTTATTTAAGCCAACACCATAAGGAGATATAATTAATGTTTAAATTAAAAGATATATTTAAGGTAGCAGTTGTAGGAGCTGCAGGATATTTTGGTGGAAAATTAGGAGGACCTATAGGTAAAAAAATAGGAAGTGCATTAGGTCAAAGTTTAATGAGCAGAGGATCTGGTGGTGGTGGTGGTGGATCGCCAATTGTACAAGCACCTAACCTAAGACAATTTGGTAATTTACCTACATATGCTTCGGGTGCTGCAAGATCTGATATGATTCCAGGATCAGGAAGAGTAATGGACCCAATGGCTATGAACGCAATGTGGGAAAATAGATTAAATAAATACTTGCTTAGAAGAAAAGCATTATCAGAAAGAACTGTAGTAAAAGTTTAACTTATAGGAAATATAATGAGAGAACAAGAATATGAACAGGGAGTAGGTGATCCATTTGATTCACCAGTTGCAGGACAATCACTTACAGACACTCCAGGTAATTACCCCTGGGAGCATGAGCCACAATTTGTTGACCCAGAAGAGATAACAGAATATCTTTGGGTTACTATGCACAGAAAAGAATTTATACAAGAATTAATAGGAATGTTAGATGCAGGTGTTCCTGTAGAAGCTATAGGTAGAACTGTATTATTTGGTGGATTTATGGAAGGTAAGTTCTCACCAGATCTTGCTTTTATAATCACAGAACCTGTAATGAAAATGATAGCAGCTATAGGTATCAATGGTGGTGTAGAGAATATAGTATTCTCATTAGAAGATTTAACAAATAAACAACAGATAAGAGAAATTACTAAAGTTAAAATGGCTAAAGAAAAAATATCAGAGATAACTGAATCTACACAGGAAGGTATTAAGAAAGCTGGCTTAATGGCTAGACCTGAACCAAAAGGAGAATAATAATGTCAGTAGCAAGAGGAATATTATCAGGATACTTAAAAGAAGGATTAGAACAAAAAGCAGCAAGAGATGAGATGTATGCTGATCTTGTTAAAGAAGCTGGTCAAGAATTTAGAAAGACAGCACAGTTATTTAGAAAAGAGGAAGAAGATATACAAAAAAGATTTAAATTAATCGAGGAAAAAGTAGGAACACCAGCTGCTTTATACGCAAGTTATAATGGTCTTACAGCTTCTGATGCTGGAATGAACTTAGTATTTAACGCACCTAAAGATTTTTTAAATAAACTTGAAGATTTTGATTTTCAAGGTTACGGCTTTAACACAGCTAAAACTTCAAGAGCTATGGACTTTAAAAAACAACAGAAAGATTCTATAGATTTAATAACTAAAAATCAAGGGTCTGGTCCAGTAGCAGAATTAATGTTTAAGGATCTAAAATCTATGGACACAGGTACAGAAGTTGCTAGACCTGAATTAGATTTACCTAAAATGAGTAAATTTGGTGGGGGAGATAGCACATACGATATTAAAAAATATGGAACGGAGAGAAGAGA